CCTATCTACTCAATAAAAACCTAATTGAATTCTTTTCAATAGATGATGCACAAAAGATTCGAGGGCGTAAACGTGACATACTATTTATTAACGAAGCAAACGAAATAGACATTGAAGATTGGCGTCAGTTACTTTTAAGAACGTCAGGCAAAGTCATAATCGATTATAACCCCTCAGACTTCGAACATTGGATTTATGACCATGTATTGACCCGAGAAGATTGTTCAACTTTAATAACCACTTACAAAGATAATCCTCACCTACCTGATGCACTTAAACGAGAAATCGAAAGTCTTAAAGATGCTGACCCTGAATACTGGAAGATATTTGGATTAGGTGAACGTGGGCAGTTAGTCGGATTAGTCTTTAACAATTGGGTTAATTGTTTGGCAGTTCCTGAGAATGCTAAGTTTATAGGGCATGGATTGGATTGGGGTTTTACCAATGACCCGACAGCATTAGTTTCGGTTTACAGACGTGACAATGAATTGTACTTAGTTGAGAAGCTTTACGAAAGAGGATTAACTAACCAGGACATTGCAAAGAAAATATCTGAATTAGGAATCAACAAACGTGATGAAATATTTGCTGATAGTGCCGAGCCTAAAAGTATTGAGGAAGTTTATCGAATGGGTTTTAACATCAAACCAACGGCAAAGGGTAAGGACTCGATTATTAATTCAATAGATATTTTAAGGAGGTTTAAAATCTTTTTAATCGGTTCAAATCTGCAAAAGGAATTCAGGACCTACAAGTGGAAAACAGATAAGGCAGGCAAGGCAATTAACGAACCAGTAGACTTCAATAATCACTTAATTGATAGTAGCAGATATTTAGCTTTAATGAAACTAAACGAGAACTTAAAAGGGAAATACGTTACAATTCGAGCCTAAAATAATACTTAAAAACAATGCGAAAGATATACGAAGAATTAAACCTAAGTCAAGCAATCGAACTAAATTCTATTAATAAGGATTTGGATAGGTTGGAATACGCAGCGAATAGACTTGCAATCGTGTTCAAAGTTCCTGTGGTTGAAATCTACAAAAGGGAGGTTGAAGATATATTTGCCTTAGATAATAAGTTGAGTCAACTTGAAAGTCTACCAATAGCAGCAAAGTTAAAAGATAAGATTAAGATTGGCGGCAAGTGGTTTAAAGTAGACTACAATGTGAGTAAATTAACAGCGGGGCAATTCATCGACATTCAGCACTTCGCATCAACTGACCCCGCAAAGAATGTTCATAAGATACTTGCATCAGTAATTAGACCTATTGGCGGTTGGTGGGGATTGGGAAAGGTTGAGGAATATAATGGTGATAACCATGAGGCAATAAGTAACCACTTACTTGAACACATGACAATATTACAGGCTTATCCGATTACGCTTTTTTTTTGCCAAATATTAAACAACTCATTGAAAGATATCCAAACTTATTCCCTCAATCAACTAAGGGAATTGGAGAGGAAACTCAAGGAAACGAATTTGCAAAAAAATGGGGATGGGTTGCAACCATAGACAACCTTTCTAACAATGATAAAACAAAATGGGATTACTTTTTGAACCTACCTATAATTCAATTCTTAAACTTATTAAGTTACCACATAGACCACTCAGAAGAAGTCAGGAGAGCAGCCAGTGAAAAAAGTAGATTATAAACAATTATTAGGTGACTTAGGTGAGAACCCTGACCAATACGGAGTAGTTCAATTCGATACTATAATCGGAAAGGCATTATATCAATTTGCATCAGCACTAACAGATGTACTTAAATCTAACTTAACCGAAAAGCAAGCCTACTATTCAGAATCGGAGTTGCTTCAAAGTATCATTGCCCTGCCAGTTAAAACAAGAGGAAAGAATTATTTAGTAACTATTCAAGGGAATGATTATGCCTTCTTCGTGGATAAGGGAGTGAGCGGTACTCGACAAAAGTTCAACAGCCCATTTAGTTTTAAGAATGAATATGTTTCCCAAAACTTCAATAAGTCTTTACGAAAGTGGATTTCAAAACGTGGCATCCCAATTCAATCAAGATATTCACAGACAAGAAACTTGACCAAGCAACAAAGAGCGACTAAGCAGATTGACGAGAAAACTAAAATGGCTTATGCAATGGGAGTAAGTATCAAAAGAAAAGGACTTAAACCTACTTTGTTCATTACGGATGCAGTCACAGAGGCAACCTTAGAAAGCATGGCATCAGGATTAGCAAATGCACTCGGGGCATCAATTACTATAACTTTAGCAAATAATTTAATGAGATGATAACAATATCAAGTAATCCTTATAACTGGCAAAATTCATTCAATGAAATGGTATTCAATGTGAGCAGCACAAATGCACTCGCATCAGGATTTCAATTCTTAGTGGATGTAAATGTATCAGGTCAGACCAATCCTGTAACAAGGTTGACCTATCCAAAGCAACCGAACACAGGAGCGATTGAGATAAACCTTAACGAGGTCATTCAAAACTATGTAAGCTATGACTTACTAAGTAGTTTCAATGCAAGTGGAACGCAAAGGGTTTCAAATGCTCGTGCGCCTTATTGGATTGGATTTGGTGAAGTTTATAACAACGCATCAGGCATACCGACTATTTATCCTGACTTAGCTTCATTCGGTTCAAGTGGTTCACCTAAGTACGGTACTAATGCAGTATTTGAATTTCAAGATTGGAATGCTTCATCTTATCAATCGTATGCCTTGAGTCGAAGTAATCAAAAGTCATTAAATCAGGAAACATTTACAGACGTAATCCGATTAGACCAAAATAGAATACTTCAATTCTTTGATGTAAGCGGAAATATATTCGATGTCGTTAATATAATATACAATGAAGTAGGAACTGCATTGTATGGGTCGGGTCAGGCTGTGACAAGGGTTACAGATATAGTGTCAATAAACGTAGGTAAAAGAGAATGGGAGAACATGGGCAGCACGTGGAATACATTTTTAAACAATCCCGCTGCAAGTTATATCGAGGTTGTTATAAGAGATAATACAGCGGCTACTCTTTACACACGCAGAATGAATTTAGATTTGTCATGCCCTAAGTATGACATTTATAGGCTACATTGGCTTAATAGTTTAGGTGGGTTTGATGCTTTCAACTTCAACAAGGTATCAGTCAAGAAAACTGACATTGAGCGAAAGCAGTTTAAAAGATTCCAACCTCTTAACTATTCAGAATCATTCAGGGGCAAAACAAACTACTTCACAAAGTACACCGACAGCATAACTTTAAATTCAGATGGGTTAACAGATGCACAATGGGAGGGACTTAAGGAACTCTTAACAAGCCCTGTAATTTACTTAGAACAAGATAATAACACTTTGCTATCAGTTAATATCTTAGAATCGAATTACGATGAACTAAACTATTCAACTAACAGAACGATAAGCAACTTAGTGATTACTATTGAATATGCATTTGATAATTATAAACAAACACTATGAACGAAAACGAATTAATACTTTATGCGTACAATGCGAGCGGGTTTGTTTCAGATTCGTTTCAAGTTGACTTAACAGAGTCAGTAAGTTTACCGATTACTAAAACTATCATTGATATTAGAGAACCTGAAAAAAGACAAAGCGATTATTCAAAGACAATTACTTTGCCCGGTACTTCGAATAATAACAAGATATTTAACCACATATTCAAACTTGATAGGGCAACAATAAACGAAACTACAATAAACTATCAACCTGACTTTAACCCTAATTTAAAAGTCGATGCAATCTTGTATCGTTCAGGTATTCCACAGATAACAGGATACTTACAACTCAACAACATTAAGAGAACGGATGGCGATATAGAATACGAGGTTATAATTATCGGGAAGTTTGCTAATATGTTTCAAGACTTAGGGGAAAAGAACCTTAACGAATTAGACTTATCAGCTTATGACCATGAGTGGAATCGTGATAACATAGTAAATTCGTGGGCTACTTCGATAATTAAGAATAACGCTACTTATGTAAACTTCAACGTATCAGGCGTGCCAAGCGGTGAGGGTTATGTTTATCCTTTAATTGATAGGGGTAATTCGGTGGGGTTTGGTGAAATTACCTATCCTCTAAGTACGATGTATCCAAGTGTTTATGTTAAGCAAGTAGTAGACTCAATATTCAATGAATCGGGGTATAGATATGAATCAGCATTCTTTAATTCTGAAAGGTTCAAGAGGTTAGTAGTTCCATTCTCAGGCGGTGAGTTTAGAATGAGTGAAGCAGAGGTTGAAGATAGGACCTTTGATGTAAGTATAGCAACTGCTTATTCATTTGCTCAAACTGCATTCACACCTCAATTGGTATTGTGGGATACTTTAAACAAAGATACAACACCGAGCGGATTTGATATTAGCACAGATATATTCACCATGCCTGCAGGAGTAGCGGGTGAAGTAACGTATAGAGCGGAATTAAAATTTAAATTAAGAAACGTCTCAGGAGTAAGTTTGCCAGTAGATACAGAGAGTTATGTATTTTTAAACATAATTAGAAAAACAGCCGCAAACGTAACAACTATCATAGGGAGAACTGATGTATTTGTTGGGACTTCAAACTTAGCTAATAATGCAGTTGTTAATGGAGTTGCTTCGGCTCAATCTGCTCCAACCTTAATCAATGTAACTGATGAAGTATATTGTGAATTTAATTACATGACTATTGGTTACACCGAAACTGATGTATTGTTTACAGCGGAAGCAGATTCATTCTTCTTCAATTCTCCTTCATCATTATATCAAGAAGGTTCATCAGTTAACATAAGTTCGGTA